CATTAAGTCTTCAAAAGTTTCAAAAGCATTTCCAGTTCTAACTCCAAAAGATGCTCTGTCTTCAAGCCATATAACTTCCCCAAAGAAGTCTACATTTCCAGTATAGCCAAACCTTACTCTGTCACCTTCATAGATTGGTTTTTTGTTCTTATCGTAGAGTTCGGTGAATTGCTGAACGATGTACTTATCATCTTCAAACAAATCAGTATATGAACATTCTTTGACATCAATCCAATTTAATTTTGTATTATCCCATGCTCTGAATTTTAGTTCTCTATTCATTTTTTAAAAGTTCACTATGTTCAAAAATATTTCCAATTACTTCAATGTCATCTCCACTCCATATACCTGCATATTCTTTTTCATTAATTTTTGAATGAAAGGCGGCGTCTATAAAAACTACTTCAGCTTCATAATTGTCGTTAATAAATTCTTTGGAATATGATCTAATGATATCGCCTTCATAAATTTCTTTTTTGTTCTTATCATATTCTCCAGTAAATTGCTGAACAACATATTCATCACCACCAGAACCATTCTGAAGGTTTTGAAATTGTCCATTCAAAGTAAGAACATAATGTCCTTGATATCCTTTATCTGGATAGGTGAATTGTTTTGCTAGTTTATCCCAAGCTCGAAATTTAAGGATTCTATTTTGCATAATAGTCTAAAGCTTCTTGATACTGCTTTTCATTATATGAACCATCTTCATAGCTGTCAACATAAAAAGTTTTAGGGATAAGAGGAAACTTGACTTTCATTCTGGACTTTCCGTTTGTATAACAATCTCCATCTGAATCTCTCCATACTACAGCTTCTATGTAATAAGATGACCCATCTGAATTTTTAAATACTGCACCGTTTCTTATGTTTTGATATTTTGTATCATCTCCTAAACTAGAAATATCTCCCCATTCATCGTCTTCTCCAGTCAGAGGAGTTAATGTTTCAAAATTTGCTAGAGTTTTAAACATATTTGCAACATAAGGAGCACTGAAACCAGAATGTCCTTGTTTTGAAAATACTTCAATAAGTTCTAGAATACAATCGTATGCTAATTTATTATATCCTTCTTTTAGATCTTCTTCTGAATAGATAAGACCTAGTTCTTTTTTTGCGTGTTTTAGTAGCTTACTCATTAATTTTTAATTAAAATCTTCCAAAGAAAACCATTGTCTTTTGTTTCTCATTTCTTCAACCTTCCAATATGGAACTCCGTGTTTGTTTATAAATTCTCCAGTCATATGCCATATTGCTACAGTATAACCATATTTTTTAGATAAGTCAATATAAGGTTTTGCTTCTTTTTTAGTAAGAGTGGTATTAGAGACAATAACATCTTCCCCTCTTTGCATAGACTCTTCTGTTCTTTTTTGGCACTCTGCATGACAGTAACCAAGCCTTTTAGGATCAAAAAAATAGTTGCCATACAGATCAACCATCCATTGATCTGCTTCGAAATGATTGGTGATATTTTTTTCCTTTTTAAGTTTGTTAGCGAAAGTAGTTTTTCCTGAACCACTCGGACCACAGATAAGATAAAGAGTTTTCATTATTTAAAAAGGATTTAAAGTATCTTTAGTATGATGATCAAATGTTTTATTTTCAATGTTTTTGAATTTATTTCTAATTTCACTAAAGGAAATAGGAATTGGTGAATTTTCTACACCAACATCAATAATCTTGCATTGGTATAAAAGTTTTCCAAGTTCGCTCTTATATAGATTCGAATGAGAATGACCATGTATCATCAAGCTTCCCTTACCTTGACCATTCCATGAGGCTAAAGCATAATGAGAAAGCACGATGGGTTGACCGCAAATCATAATTTCTAAATAATTTGGAACAAAATAAACTCTTTTATTATTAAAATCAAGATACCTAGTTCCATTTTCTTCCAATGACTTGCTCAACAATTGCTTGTAACCAGCTGAATGATTGCCAGAAAAAAGATAAAGAGTTTTGAATGTCAACCTACTGAGAACATCTGTTAATCTTTCTTCTCCTTTAGTACCAAACATTATATCACCTAAATGAAAAATTTCAGACTCTTGATTGAGTTTATTGTTCCATCTGTTGATCAAAGTTTCATCGTGATCCTCTACGCAATCAAACCCTCTATTTTTCCACAAAGGGATTTCCCAGTGTTCGCACTTATGTCCTAAGTGCATGTCAGACCAAAAATAAACATTGGTATGTTCGATTTTAATAGGTTCCCAAAAATAGTTAGATATTTTCATTAATTTTAAATTTAAAACCAAAAACCAATTCCATCATTTTTCTGTGAAAGATATTAGGCGTTTTAGTGAGAAAGAATATTACATTATCATTACCGAATGGTCTACATTCGCATTCAACTTTCTTTGGTTTATTGAAAATATTGTTCTGTATATATGTTAAATCTTCTTTAACGGATGTCAATAGATATTTTGAATTATCGTCCATGTTTTTAATTTAGTCTTCAACCCCAATAGGTTCTCTCCAATTCACTACTCATAATTTTTACGAACTATATTTTTTGTAATCGCTAAAAACCTGATCTAAACTATCTTTTAAAGATAGTGCTTCTTCAAAAGATAGAATTCTTCGACTTCTTTCTGTATCGCTTTCAATTGTAAATTCAAAACCAAATTCTTTGTTAAGAATCATTTTAGCTAGTTCGTTTTCTCCGTACTTTTTAGCGTATAAATTTACTGTAATTTTATTTTTCATGTTTTTCAACTTCATCCAATGGATTAAATCTACTTCCACAAAAACTTGAAACTAGTTCTATAACAGCATCTTCTCCATATGTCTGTTTTAAATTTTCTTGTGCTTCTTCCCAAGTCCAATTTTCTTCACGCGCAGCTCTTAAAAACTCACCATTTACTTTTGCTGTATATATTGTCATAAATTATATTTCTTTCTTTCCAGTCTAACTCCTGTTTATTACTTCTAATTTTCCGAAAACATGAACGTCATTTGGATGTTTTTCCATTTCTTCGTTTAAAAATGGATTATCTGGCAACATATTAAAATTACCTGAATCAACATTTTCCTTAATAAATGCGCAACCCTGATCTATACTAACATTAGGAAACCATCGAATTACTTTGTGTTTGTAAAATAAAAATACATCATTGTCGTTCATACTTTATATTTCTTTCTCTCTAGTCTAACTTCTTTTCTCTTCAAGTCAAGTTTTTTGATTTGTTCTTCGAGTTTCTTGTTTCTATGTTTTCCAAAATCGAAACGAAAAGTCCCAGTAAAGATTAGTCGCTCTTGAAGCCTTGAAATCTCTCTATCCAACTTTTGTAATTTTTTAAAAATGGTCGAAGAAGCACGACTCGAACGTGCGCCACTCATGCGTCCATGGTTGTTCTGTCCGCCTAAACTATTCTTCGAAATTTTCATTTAAAGCTTGAATTGCTTATCGTTTCCAAAATGGATTGAGCAAAGTATATCCACGCATCCATAAATCTCTCTCATTAAATTGGCATGAGGGTTGCTAAAAAAGCTTTCTGGATAATCTAAACTAGTAGAAATAGAACGAACTGGTTCCAATGTTTCAGAGTCTTTTATTGTAATTTCAATAAAGTATCTTTTTTCTTTCATAATATTTTTTTTAATAATATTAAAGTTTTTTTTATCCCAAACATACTTTGTGTCTTCTGGATTCCTCATGCAATCAATATAGAATTATTCGTAAGGCAAGTCAAGCAAATTTGTATCTTCTGGAAGAATCTCTACATTTACTCCAGCTTTTTTGGATCTTTCTATAATATCCTGTAAAACTCCGTGACCGTACATATTTGTCCCATAAGCATCTGTGTGACATTTATAAACAGAACCAGAATAACCTTCAAACAAATAAAAATTTTCTTCTTTTGTGACTTTTGTGATTCCACTATTCAACTTCCAAGAATCGCCATTCAAATAGCCGCCATACCAACAAGCAAATACTTTATAAGTCAAAGGAAATTTCTCTCCATCAATCTTAACAACTAACCATTTATGAGGAATATATTCATTATTCATATTTCAATGAAGATTTTTCCAATGCTATTTTTGCAACATTTTTATACCATTCGACATTATTGAATGGCTCCTTATCAGAAGGAGCAATAGCAATTTCATTCAACGCTTCTTGAAGAATAAAATATTCTCTAGTAACTTCTACAGTTTGTTTTTGCCAATATGCTACGTATGCTGCGTCAATCATGGTTTATTTTTTAATCATTTCTGCTGCTTTTTCTACAAGATAAACTTTTGGAGCGACTTTAATTTGAATCACATCTTTAACACTACAAAAAAGATTTACAACTGAAAATACTACAATAGGAATAGTAAAAACGAGAGTTATAATCATCAATGGATGTTCATCTTCAAAAGATTCAACAAGATTCTTTTTAAATTTAATACAAAGACCAAAAGTTATTACTAATAAAATTAAAATTCCTACAATGTTAATTAGTCCATTATAAAAATTCCAAATCAAAAATTCTTGAATAAACAAAGGAACTTCTGCATTAGCCCAATTTGTTACATTGCTTGCTTGTTCAATTATCCAGTTTTGTATATTTTGATTCATAATTTTAATTTTCTATGATATCAAACCAGCAAAGTTCATATTCCAATTCACCAGTTTCTTCTAGCTTAACACCAGTTGAAGAAGATGCAACAGAAATTTCTTTGACGGTGTAAGTTTTTCCTACTTCTAGTTTCTTAGCATTTTCAATTCTATCTCTGAAGTAATGCCAAGTTCCAGCTTTTTTGAAGACTATTTGATCTCCAACTTTTGTGTTTTTGTAGTCTGCTCTCATTTAATCAAATAGTCTATAAACTTTTGCATATTAGTCAAGTCTTCTTCTAAAATTCCTCGAATAGACAAAACAGGCGTTGGTCCAGAAAATCCTTTCCTATCATGTAGTTCGGTTTCTGGATAATATCTCAAATCCATAACAAAATAATCTTCAAATACTGGTACAACTGCCTCTAGATATAATCTCCTATCAGTTGACCATTTACTTCTAAAAGTAAACTGCCAGTGACAATAAGAATCTTGTTCTGGTTCATCCATGGATACAGACATATCTTTCCAACATCCAGAATATCTTCCATCAGTATACCAAAGGTATTCAAAATGATGGAAGTTAAACTTTCTAAGTGTTTCTTGAATCTTTTCTGCTTTTTTAAAATATCTTATTGTGTTAGCATTCATAATCTTTTGTTTCTAATCTATCCTCCAACCAAGCCTTCAATGCCCAATGGTAATATGTATAATTTGGATCACCTTCGTAATGAAAGAAAGCATGACCGAGATCAAAAATTACTTCTCTGTAAATCTTTTCTTTTAATCTTTTTAAATGTTTACAAGTAAAGCTTTTTAAACTAATCGAAGACTCCATGCCAAAGTCCCATACAAAATGCACTGCTCCTGTTACTCTGTTTACATAATAAACATCAAAATATATAGGTTCTTTGCAAGTAAAATGACCTAGTTCTTGAAATGTTTCTGGTAGATAGAGTTTCATTATTTTTATATTTTTCTAAAACATCCTTTTTTCACAAGTCTATTCATAATTTCTTCTGAATAAGCAGAAACGAAATATCCTTCATCTTTAAATTTTTGCATGTTTACATTGTAGAAGGTGTTTGTGTATTTGTCTTTAACAAATATCTCCCCATCATCAACTCTCTCGTAGTATGTTTCTTCATTATTTGTTTTTTGTGGAGCATTAACAAAAGGAGCTTGAGAATCTTTAAAATACTTCTCTAATTCTTTTTTAGGAAGATGATCTAGAAGAATATCTTTGCAATTTAAAATTTGTAAATCAGCTTTTCTTCCCTTTAGTTCTTCAAAAGTATAATCACAAGCCGTAATTGTTGAGCAGATTTTTTCTAGATTTTCTGTCTCTCTGACAATAATTTCAAATACATATTTTTTGTTTTTGTTCATTTTAAAATATCTTTGACCTGTTCTGGCGTCCAACCTTTTTGAATGGCTTCTTTAATAAGATTGGCTTTAATTTCTTTCTCTTTCACTTCAGTATATGCCAAACAGCCCATAAGAACTAAACTAAGAGCAATAAGAGATACACACGCTAGGTAGAAAGGATCAATTTTTGTGTTCATAAATTATTTTCTAATTAAATCTTCGTAGTTTTTACCAAGTGTTTCCAAATAATGCGAAAAGTCATCAATTTGCTGATCATCATTGCTTATATTATAAATGTAATCGAAAAGATATTCTTCCCCCTCTTCAGTTAATTTTAATCCTTTAGACAATCTTTGAAAATAATCTTCTTGAACGTCTTGGAGTTTTTTAAAGAACTCTTTAACTTCATAGATTGCGTCTTCGGGGTGTTTTCCTTCTGGTGTATATGGCTTTGTATAATCACTCATGATTCTATTGTATAGGAACATTTGATTTTTACAAGCTCAAATTCCAAAAAATTTTCGTTACCATAATTTGCAGTATTATTAAATGAACTCCTTTTTAAAAACAATTCAAGATAATCTTTAGCTGCTACTATTAGACAATCCTTGAAATCTACTAATTCTATAGCAGTTGCAGTTAATTCTAAATCATCGTTTTTAAAATTAACCCATTTTTTTGTAGGTTTGTGACGAATTGCATATTTGTATTCTTCAAATGTATTATTTTCCATCGACATTAATGTAACAATAAATAGCCCATGCTGTCAACACTAAAGTTAAAATAAAAGAAAAAATTGCCATTGTCATATTATTCGTGTTGTTTTAATTCTATATTTCCTCTATCATCTATCAAAGCATAGGTAATTGGCAAATCACATTGAGAACCTAAATTAACACATTCTATTCCACCAACATAATATTGTTTAGGTACATGCGTATGACCGAAACAAACCGCATCGTATTTGTTATTGTAACAGTATTGAGCAATTCTGACTGTCAAATCATGTGCTGCTCCGTGCCATGTTTTAATTTTGGTTTTAAGTTTTCTTGTAAGTTTTTGCTTCTTATCAATCTTTTGTAGAATATAGTATATACCAGAAGCAAGCTCGGTCAAGAAAGGTTTTGTGGTAATAAAGAAATCAAATTTATCTCCATGAGTAAATAAAATTCTTTTTTTGCCTACTAATTCATTATACTCATCCACAAACTCAAAACCAAGAAGAGCCGAAATCGTTTCCAAGTCTTTATCGTGGTTTCCTTTAATAAAAATACATTTTTTATTTTTTGAAATTTTTCGGAGGATAGATAAGATTTTCCATTGCTTCTTACAAAGTCTATGAATATTGTAACTATCCAATAAGTCTCCACATATTACAAGAGTATCATATATTTCATTCTCCAGCAAATGCAGTGTCAAACTTGCTTGGCAAATTGGACTGCCTAAATGAATATCAGATAATGCTAAAATCATAATTATTGTTTTCCGTATTTGCTCCAAAGAATTAACATTATGACAGATGATAATAAACCACCCAATGCACAAACAAAAACCCAAATGTTATTACTTCCAAATGTTGCATATACTATAGAAAATATGTGACCCGAAACAACTAAACCCAAAGAACCAACCGATATGTCTTTGGCTGATTTGGTTTTATACGTTTTAATTATTTGTGGTACTGTACAAATCAAATAACAAAAAGTCATCAGCAATCCAGATGCTTGGTATATTAGTTCTTTAATCATGAGTTTGAATATATGATACTATTTTTTTAAAAAAATGCAAGAAAAAAAGATATTTTAAGATAAATATTTCTGGTCGCGGTATTACCAGTACCCACCAGATCTAAACTTCAAACTATTAACTATGAAAGCTCAGCAAACAAATATTTATCATATTGTATACAAAACAACAAACCTTGTAAATAAAAAAATTTATATAGGTGTTCATTCTACCACAAATTTATTAGATGATTATATAGGCTCAGGTAGGCTTCTTAAAAAAGCAATTAAAAAATACGGAAAAGAGCACTTTAAACGAGAAATTCTTTTTCAATTTTCAACTTTAGAAGAATGTTATCAAAAAGAAGCGGAATTGGTGACTGAAGATTTTGTTAAAGATGAAAATACTTATAATATTTGTGTAGGAGGAAAGGGTGGAAGAAATGGGATGGTTACTGCTAGGGATGTGAAAGGAAATATTTTTAATGTGTTTCAGAATGACGAGAGATTGAAGAGCGGTGAATTATTCGGAATAGCAAGAAATAAAGTAATGATAAAAACAAAATCAGGTGAAATAATAAAAGTAGACAAAGGCGATGAAAGAATAAAAGATGATAGATCTAATGTATTTTCCACCGCTAAAAATAAAGTTACAGTAAAAGATGACAATGGAAATACATTTAGAGTAGATAAAAACGATAAAAGATTACTTTCTGGAGAATTGAAACATGTTACAAAAAACACAATTCAAGTGAGAGATAATAATGGAAATCATTTTAGAGTAAATACCGATGATAAAAGATTACAAACAGGAGAAATTGTACCACAAACCGTTGGATTTGTTTCGGTAAAAGATTTAAACGGCAAAACTTTTCAAGTCTCCAAAGATGATCCTAGATTAAAAAACAAGGAACTAGTGGGTGTAAATAGTGGAAAAATCCACATTACTAATGGAATTATTAACACTCTTATTAAAAAAAATGAAGAAATACCAAAAGGTTTTTGGAAAGGGAGAACTTTATTTAAAAAAAAATAATTTATTAAATTAACCATGTTGTAGTTTGCACAGTATCAAAACATTGAGAACATGGTTCTGGATCATATTCATAATCATCATATTGAAAAAGTTCTACAACACTTTCAAATTGAATAGTGTTTTCTTTAATTCCTTCTTTAATCTTAAGGAAAAGATAATCCAAAATTTCTTCCTGTTTTTCTTCAGGAATATCCGAAATAGGTTCTTCGTTTACGTAAAACCCAAAAGCCGTACAGCCTGTTACTTGTTCAAATTTATATTTAGTTTCCATGTTTTTCCTGTAATTCTTTTTCTACTAATTGTTCTAGTTCTTGCATGTCTAATTTACTTTGCGTTTGCATATAAGAACCAAAAACAAAAGCCGATAATATCAATACAAGAATAACCAAAAAGAACAAAATCTTTTCAAGAATTTCATTCAAATTCTTCATATTCTTTTGCACCTTCCGCTGCTTCTTTATATAGAGATGGGCCAATTACAACTAAAGGATCTACTTTGGCTAATTCATATACATGGAGAACTGTTCCATAAAGTTTTCTAGCTAGTTTTTTAAGTTCATCGTTTTGAACAAGAGTTTCTGCAAGTTTCATACGAAGCTCTACAGCATTGTTATGTTCTTCTGTACCATCTTCTTCAATTGATCTAAGCTGTTCTTCCAGCTTTTGATTAAGAATTCCGACAGGTTCGCACGTGTAGCAACATCCTTGAAATCCATTTATGAAATTTTCTTTTTGTTTTTCTAAAAGAATTCTACCATATCTTTTAATAGCTTCGTTTGTATAATAATCTAATTTTTCTAGACAGCCATCAGCAGACAACCCGCTTTCATAAAATGCATACTCTTCAAGTTGTTCTAAGTTCTTCGTGGTTGTCATTTTTTTCTCCTTTTGCGTCTTTCTCTTTCCAATATTCCTCAGTGCCAGGATTACATGCTTTATATCCTCGCTTTCTTGCTTCCTCGTAACAAAGAGTTTTGAACCAACTACCCTTATGACAAAGCTCTCCATACTTTCCGGAAACTTCGCAGACATGTGCAGAACGCCTTTCTGTTTCTGTAATTATGTCATCGATAATATCCCAATCTTCTCTTTTGCCACCTTCTCCCGTGAAGTAAAAGGCAAGAGTTCCGATTTTTTCCTTCATCTGTGTAGCAATGACTTGTACTGTTTCCCCTTCTTTAGAAGATAAATCACAAAAATATTGCAATTTATGTAGAGCTTTATCTATTAAATCTTTCCAGCCGTTATCGAACTCCATTCCCCATGCCATGCAAGTTTGCATTGGGTCTCCTTTATAATCACGGAGAATTTTGGGGTACTTCTTTACGAGTTCTATTTCGAGTTCTTTATCCATACAGATAATATTAAATTAATTTTATAGAAATGTCAATATTAAAAATTATCAAAATTTTTGTTCACCATTTCTTCTGTTGTTTCTTCCCAACACCAATTTTTATAATCCCAATGTCTGGAGTCGTAAATTCTAAAGCCAGCTTCAAACCCCAAAAAATTTAAATTTATACCCAAACCACCATGATCTCTTGTAATTGGAGCAAAATCTAATTCAAATTGAAAAATATTTTCCCCTGAATAAAAAATTTCAAATTCTAAATTTTTATATTTGGAAAGTTGTTTATAAAATGAAAAATATTTTTCAAATTTTTTTCTTGGTTTGCAAAAATTTCTTATTGTTATATTAATATACATAATTCATGATTTTCTAGGTAAGCATAATGCTATTTCATTTTCTTCATAAGAGTTTTTAGGATGAAGATCAACTTCATCAAAATCGCCCTCCCATGTTTTTACATCTGCTTTGGGATTGGGAGCTATTTTAACTAGATAGACTTTTTCCAATTCATCATATCCAGTTTCGTATCCATCCACAACCACACGCATATTTTGATCTTTTTGTGATAAAATTTCTATTAACTCTTTAACTTTCATACTTTTGGTTTATCAGTTTAATCCACTGTTCTTTGTTAATAATCTTACCATCAAGAATTGAAAAAGCAAACGAAGAATTTTCTTGGAAGTTTCTCTTAATCATTTCAGCTTGTTCTTTTCTCGTCTCTACTTTTCTAATATCGTGCAATACTTCTAGGATATGATCAATATATTTTTTTGATTTTTCTCCTGCTTCGCAAATCTTCTCAATCTCATCTTTTAATTGAATGGCTATCTCATAATCAAACTCCGTTTCGATTAATTTATAGAAATCACTACAAGATGGCATTTCCTTATCTACATAAAATTCGATTAAATTTTTAGTAGAACTTAATTGAGATTTAATTTTATGTAGAAGAAGATAACGATCAGACTTGGTTTTTTTGAGTATCTGCCCATTATTACCGTAAATTACAATTCCTTCCCCTTTTTTCCATTGATTAACCGATTCGATCATAGAATAAAGTGAATTAAACCGATATCGAATAGGTCTTCCTATTTTCCAATCAGTAGCAAATATATCTAAATCGTTTTGTAATACATAAGAATAATCATCATGTTTTATCACACCCGTAAGCCAAATTGTTGGTTCTTCTGCTTCTCTTTCAACTATAATGTTTTTAGGAGAATACCATTCGCAAACAATTGAATATTTCTCGTTATTCAAAATATTATTATCAAAAATTAAAGGATATTTTTGCTTCAAAAAAGAAATTTCATCACCATTATCTAATATGGTTGCATCATGAGTTCCTCTTGTTCTAACAATTAATTCTCCTTTAAATTTTGAAACAATCAGAGTCGATCCATCTAGTTTGTGAACAAACTCAATATCAGAATCAGTATCGAGTGGTTCAAAATCTAATTGTTCTCCGAGATTTGTGAATTTTTTCCATGAGGCACTAACCAATTTTCCATCTTTAGTCCAAATAGAAGAACGGAATATTTTATTCTCATCATTCCATTTAATATCATGTTTAATAGGAAATATTAGTACACACTCAGTATTTCCAATAACACAATTTCTGATACAAAATTCTTCCGAAGAAGGAAAATTAAACGCCTTCATTATTTTTCAAAAATTTTAATCCTTTACAATTTTTTTTATATAATCCTTTTTCTTTTAAAACTCTTATTATTAAGAATCTAGATACTATCTGATTATTTTCTTTTAGTAAAATTTCAGAAATTCTAGATGCACCAAAATCTTTATATAGACTAACAATTTTATTTTGAATATCATCAGGTATTTTTACAGTAAACTTAGATTTTCTATTTTTAACTATTTTTAATTTGGTTTCTTCTGATACTTTTCTCGGACCATTTTCAGCATAATAAGCATTAACACTTTTTCTAATTTTATCTTTCCATGTTATTTTTCGCCCTTTCATTTTACCAGCCATCTTTTCTCTATATCCTTCTCTTTTCCAAATTTTTTTAAAATTTTCAGATGCTTTTTTTCTATGTTCTGATGTTTTTTGAATTTTATCTAAAGATTCTCTTATTTTTTTACGTATTTTTAATTCATTTGGATGATTGCTCAGAGTATCCCCACCAGTACCGCCCTTTGCTATATTGTACCCTATTTTTTGATCAGTAGAATTTAATTTTTCTATCCAATATATTTCCTTCTCGTTTAATTCTTCCAATGTATTTGCACGATCTATAATTTCTTTTATAAAATTATTTTTTCCATATTTTTTAATTGCTCTGTTTAATAATATACCAGATCCTATGTAAGAATTTTTTTCTTTTATAGATTTTCCAACATATATTTTATTATTGATTATATTTGTTGTTTTGTAAATCACCATATAATTACTTATACAGTAATACAAATTATACCAGTCTAATTTAAGTTTTAATATTAAAATAACCTTCTTCTATTGGAAGAATGACTTTCATGAATCTTATGATAGATTACTTTTTTATAAAGTCAATAAAAAATATGCTATGCTGAAAATTATCAAAATTAAAAATGCTAGTAATTTTTTATTGTGAGTTTTCATCAGTTATATGATATGGTTCTTCGTCGATTATGTGATATAGTTCTTCGTCGATTATATATCGATCACACTCTTCCTTTGTACCAACAAAAAGGTTTTCTTGAGTTGATGTAATACCAATCGATTCAAACAATGTTATCACATTTTTATTATTGTCAAATATTAAATGCCAAAGGCCGTTTTGTTCCTCTGTACTAAATGACCAGTTGTTTGTATCTCTTTGTATAACCATATTATGTAATTGATAAAGTTGAAGTTGTTGAGTTGTAAGATCCTGTTCTACCAGAAGCATTTTGTAATGTTACCGATGGATAGGAATTAACCGTTCTTCCACCTAACAATATAAAAGAATCACCAGCTATTGGGGGAATTGCAAAATCAACAGTTAATGATGTAGCAGTAAATCGTGAATAATTTATTTTATTAGAAGGATTGGAATATGTAATATAATTTAATATAGTCCCTGCGGAGATTGCCGTAAATCCAGTATATCTCAAACCAATATTTTGTGGAGTAATACCATAAATACCAGAAACACGAAACATACCAGTTCCATTTTTATGTAAGTTGACATTACCAGAAATGCTACCTGTATATGAATAGTTTATTGCTGATGGTAGTTCACAATTAATGTTTAAATCAACAAAATTAGATTTGTTATTATATATATTACAAGAAGTTAATATATTAAATTGATGTGCAATATTGAACGTTGGTCTAATTTTTTGGTGATTTCCGTTTAAATCAATTCTAGATTTAGTTGCAAATGTTATAATATCGTTATTAATAGCATATGGAAGAAGTGTTGTAAAAGTTGTATTAACGATTATCCAATCGCATTTATTTCCTGTAACGGCTAAAATTATATTTTCAACTGGAAAATTAGGACTAGTAGTAATTCCACCATTAGGATTATCCATAATAATAGGTTTAGAACTTATAACAAAAGTTCCTGTATTTACGTTATTCGTTGTTCCCGTAAATCTAAGCGGTGTATTCATCGAATAAAATGCAGTAATTCCACCGTTTATTGTCATTGTTGAATTGGTTCCAACTTCTAAACCACTTGGAAGAAACGGTCTAGGTCCTACTGTTATTAAACCATTTAATATTGTATTTTTTTGTGCTTGAATATTATATCCAAAGCTTTGTCTTACGCCATCTATAAAAATAGGATTGTTGATAATTACATTCGTTGGACTCGCGTTTGAATTAACAGAAATACCAGCAACACTTCCCGAAAGATAAACTTTTCCTGTCCCAAATGGATTGCTATTTAAAATAGAAACAATACCAGAACTTATATAGGTATTTCCTGTATATGTATTATTACCACTTAATGTTAATAAAGATCTCCCAACTTTTGTTAAAGATCCAGAACCGCTTATATTACAGTTAAGATTAATGGAAGAAGTTGCGCAATTTACTGTTTCTGCGTTTAGCCCCAAATTAATATTATTATTAATAGTTTGAATATTATTAGAACTGTTCACAATACTATTTGAATATAAAACAAACCTATTACCATCTAAACGAAAAGCTCCTGATCCAGGATTAAAAAATATACCACGGAAAGGCATATCATTTGTCAAATTGTTAAGGGGAATTAAACGAGTTGACCCAGCAAATTTAAGAGTGTCATAATCTTGGGGAACTCTTAAATTCCAGTTAGAAGAAGTACTCCAATTGTTATCAGAACCTAAACCTGTCCAAATAATGTTAGTTGGTAATTGCGGTACACTCGTAATAGGAATAGGAACAAAAAATGCCTTAGCGAATATTTGAGATTTTCCGTATATTTTAACCATATGTATATTTACACAATTTATTTTTTCTATGGTTTCTCCACTGTCTTCTATATTTTATAATCCAATCGATTAGAGCAGCACTATAACCAATATCATAGCCTTTTTTTTCACTTTCCAACCACTTATGTTTTAATACTTCTTCTCTTTCTTCCAAAAATTCTCTATAAACGGAAGAATTATAAAAAAAACATTCCGTTGCCGATAATGCATCTGTCATAATACTACTTATTCTTTTTAGATTAAACATATGTATTTCCCCAAATCTCGTTAATATCTAACAATTTATGTTTACATCCATTAATCTCTTCTGTCCAAGAACTATGGAAATGACCATATAGATGAAGTTTTGGTTTACATAGTTTAAAAATTTCATCCATTATAGCTCTTTCATTGCTAAGATCTCCGATAAGGTAAGCATCCTCCAATGCCCAACCATAAACCATTTCATTAAACTGTTGCGGAAAACACCAAGACGGAGCGGTGTGGGTTACAAGAATATCAACTTCTTTACATTTGTCTCTATCTAATTTAACAGCTTCATCCGTCCAATAAGAAACACCTTCTTTGCGAGAAGTTCTATCAATAGAAACAGCACCACCAATAAATTGGATAGTTTTGTCTCCGTAATTCATTACAGTATAATCTTCAATTAGTTCAAAATTTTCAAAAACAATTCTATTTTTTCCTTCAAAAAAGAATCGATTATCATGATTCCCCGGAATACCATAAAAATTGATGTTTCTTTCTTTGAACATGTTGCTAAGTTTCTCTGATTGAGAATATTCAGATTCTTTTTTATATTTAAACCCTATACCAAGATCTCCGACAGAAATGATATTGCAATTTTCAATATTTTTATCTTTGATAATATCAAATAATAACCCCCAAGATCCGTGATGATCTCCTAAAAATAATAAGGGTTTGTCTTTGTTTAATGTTTTCATATTACCATCCATTTTCTTCGTTTTCTTTTTGAGATTGTTTTTCATCTTCTATTTCTTTTTTTAAAGTGTCTCTCAAAAAAGTTAGTGCTTCTTCATAAGAATCGCATTCTTCTTCTATTTTGTCAAGAATATATCCAAAATGTTGAACCGTATATACTGGAGGATAACCATAGCTCCATTTCGTTTCGATATACCAATGACAGTCTCTGTCTTTATGATGATCTTTGCCTATCAAATGATACCATTCGTCAGTCAATTTTGTAATTTCTTCAATAATATTTTCCATAATTAAATTGTATTTAAAAATAAATTCCAATCTTCTATTTCGTCTTTGTTTCTAATATAAAAAGAAACTGGCATGAATCTAGGCGCAGATGGTTTTTTTAAAAGTTTCAATCCTGCTTGTTCTGGTGTCTTATCGGCTTTTCTTGCGTTTATTTCTTTATGCGCCAATACACAATTTTCCCATGTTGTTTTTCCTCCTTGTGATTTAGGAATAATATGGTCGATATTACCTGTTAATCTGGTTATTTTTTTACCAGTATATTGACAAGTAAAATTATCTCTTTCCCATAAATTTTTTTGAGTGAATTTTACGGTTTGTCTTGGGATTTTATCATAATGATTTAAAACAATAACAGTTGGAATTTTAATAAATCCTTTTACGGTTTTTATTTTTTTATCAGTATCATTAACTTTTAAACAAAGCCATTCATGCCATTCCAATGGAACTACTTTATCTTGTTCTATCATCATTCCCTTTGCATGATCCGAATACATCAAAGAAAACGAATGTCTAGCGGTTGTAGTATTAATCGGTATCCAGTGTTTATTTAAAATTAAAACATTGTGTCTATCAATAAATTTCATCATCAATCCATTTTGTATGGCTCTTTAACAATTACATAATATGTTCCAGCAACTTCTTGTACGCTAGAACTAGAACCTTTTGGTAAAGAATTCTTAAATGCTTTGTCTACTAGTTCCCAAACCAAAGTAAAGTTTTTATTCTTCATTGCTTTATCCACCCGATCTTGATATCTTTGTGGAATTCTGAATTCTTTTTGCGGTTTCCAATAAGCAAATTCCGACAGCATACGAGAAGGTTCTATTATTTTTGGTATAGGAACATCAGAAATTTGAAAAGCTCCATCACCAGAAACATTACAAATACTTCTATAACCATCATTTCTTTGGTAATGCAAATATTGATCGATGGTCTTTTTAATTTCCCATGCAACTGTGCCATCTTTCATTTTTTCGCAACCAACACCATAATAAGCATTTCTATGTTCCATTAGTTCTTTTTCTTTATGGAAAACAATAGTTCTCACCATGCTCTCTAAAACCTCTCCATCCTCATACGTCAGATCCTTATCCAAAAATGCTGTATCCATTGCAATTTTGATTTGTCCAGAACGAAGACGAGAATAAACTTCTAATGCCGTTACAAGAGTTCCAAGATGTCTTTCATCAAACTCTATAGATACTTTTTTAGATGGTTTATTTTTCTTTTTCATTTTAGTTATCGTTGCTACTACAACTAACGTCAAATCCACCAGTCCTACGATATGCTGGATTTTCTTCTCCCAACTCAAACCAAGTATTAGAACCTTTTTCAGCAGAATTTCCAAACTCTGTTAATTCGATATTTTCTCCGAGTTTTTTTAAACTCTCTTGTACATCATAATCCAATTCTTCCGATGGATCAGAATAGTCTAGATTCAAGCTTTCAATGTATTTTAAAAACTCTTGTTGACTGTCTCCAGTATATGGATTTTCTTCCAAGTCACGGAAATCATTTGGGTCTAATTCAACTACTTCACTTGCGAGATATAGTGTTACGTTTTCACGTTTGCGTATTTTGTATGTCATAATATCAGTAAAATTCTATAATATAATTTCTGTATTGTCAATATAATTTTTCTAAAAATATAGGAGTATTTTCACCAACCCATGCTCCTTCTACATTAAATTGAAAATATTCTTCGGCTTCTTCTTCGGACATTCCTTCTTTTATCAATAGTTCTATACATTCAAATCTATCATATACAGCAATAGGTCTACCAAATTGTCTACCTATACCAACAAATGCATCATCAAATCCATCTGCTAATAAAAAATTTTCATCTTCACCTAATATATCTATAATTTTTTCTTTTAGTGTTTTCATTTTAAAATTACTTCTAATATTTTATAGGTTCCATAAATTGTAGAATACAAAGATGCGATTATGATAACTGACCAACAAATTATATCAAACTTGTTATACATTTTAACTAAAACTATTATATCGATCTAAAGACTCATTAAAATTTATATCACCATCAAATGAGACTTCTCCACTATTCATCACCAAACAATCCCATAGTTTTCCGATATTAACTTCATTAACTTCTATACTATCCCATTGTTGATCGGATAATTCTTCTAATTCTGTTGGTTCTTGATTCAACCAACTTAGTACGTTATATATTTGTGATGGAGGTCTTTGCGTTGCATTTGAATATAAATTTAATTTAAATTCAAACTGTGGATATTTTTCTGTTAAATTTTTTATAATTTCATCCATTAGAGTATTCCTTTTATTCTTAGATAAGTTGCTCCTCCCATTATAACAAGTAAAAATATTATTGCAATGTTTCTTTGTAAAATAGCAAGATCTTTTTCTACTAACTTTTTTTGCATTATATTTAAATCCTTTATCATTTTATCATTATATTCCATTTGACGAATCAATTCCTGATCTACTGCTAATTTTGTTTCTGTTATATTTGCAATATCTTTTTCTATTTGTTCATATGTTTCTTTATCTTTTAATAGCTGTTGATATTCTTCGGAGCTTACAACAACAACCGTATCGTTTTTATATTTTTCCGGTATTATCAAAACTCTTTGTTTGTTTATAATTGTTGGTTTTACTTTGCTTTGACTTGAAATGTTATCAATATTCTTTTTATAAACAGGTTTAATATCTATTCTTTGTTTAGGTGGTTTTACTATTCTTGTTGATTCATTAGCATAGGTATCTGCTAAATCCAAACGAGCATTATCCAAAGAATCTTTTGTCGCATATACGGAACGAGATAATGCTTCCGATTGTTTTTCTGTATAAACAGTACAGCTATTTAAAAATAGTAATATAAAACAAGATAAAAATAATTTTTTCATATATAATATTTATCTTTATTTTAAATAAATAAACCCCATTGAGTTGGTAGTTCAATGGGGTTTGGTTCGACTCCGCAGAAATGGTTGGTGTGGTAGTATTCGAATTAACAAAATTTAAAATGTAAAAATTTTACAAAAAACAATGTAAAACTTATAAGTATATTTATATGAAATGTTGTAATTGTAAAGAAGATTTAACTGGAAAATGGCAAAAAAAATTTTGTAATCAGAGTTGCGCTGCTAAATTTAATAACGTGTTTAGAACTAAAAGAAAAAATGTTTTATGTTTTATTTGCAATAGAGAATTTTTAGTTTCAGAAAAAAATAAAAATAAAAAAAACCGTTGTTCAAATTGTCCCAAACCTAAACGAGATATAAAAATATCTAAAACTGTTTATAGTGAATGTAAGGAATGTGGTGTAATTTTTATTTCTAAATATAATAGACGTTATTGTGGGGATTTTTGCAAAAAACAATCAACTAAAAAATACCATAAAATTTGTCAAAAATGTAATATTGAATATAAAGCGGAAACACCAGACTCTAAATTTTGTTCGCATAGTTGTAGAAGTTTATCTTTGAAATTACACGCATATGCTCATAATAAAAGCGGTTTATCTCGCTCTAAAATAGAAAAATACGTGGAAGATAACTTACGCAGTGATTTTTTAGATTTAGATATTATTTTTAACGATAAAAACACAATAGGATCAGAATTGGATATCTATATTCCAGATTTAATGATGGCATTTGAACTCAATGGTATATTTCATTATATTCCAATTTATGGTGAAGGAACATTAGAAAAAATTCAAAATAGAGATAAAAACAAAGCCATAATGTGTGAAAAACTAGGAATAGAATTAATAACAATAAACTTAGGAAATTGTAAGTTTTCAAAAAATTACGCAAAGAATATATACGAAGAGATTTTTAAAATTGTTGATAAAAATAAAAAAAGAAAAATGTGGGTAGAGTCCGATTCGAACGGACAGGGTTAAAAATAACAATTGGTCTACAGCCAATTCTCGCCCCTTACGAGTCTATCTACCCAAATTGGTGGAGATGAGGAAGTTCTGCCCTTCCTGTCTTTATAATATCCTCTAAAAGATACTACATGCTTTAATGTATTTGATTTATAAGGTATCGTGGCACATTAACCAACCTTGTTGTTTTAAAGTTACAACAAACTCCGTAATATATTTTACATGATTTCTAACAGATCGTCAAAACCTCTGCAATTCAAAACGGGGTTAGAGGATTACCGTTAGGCTTCAAGCGGCGAGTGCGTAGTCTTCAACGCCAGCGAGGAACTCGTCAGCATTGTTGAAGATGTATTCAGCTTCGGCTAAAAGATCAGAAGTATTGTCTTCTGCATTTAGTTTTTTGATAGATTATTAAAGAGGCCAACTATCATCCTCTACATGCACTTTTAGGTTTCAACTATAAATCGAAATCTAATTCACCCCCATAATTTTCAAAGATCATTACCAGAAAGTTCTTCATTGGCTACCGCGTTTTTCTCACGTTGGACGAAGATTGCTTGTTACCCTCTGCCTAATCGAGTCTGGTGACAGTCTGCAACGGTGAGCTTTTTAAGAACAGCACAGCACACTATTCCCGTCCGACTTATCAAAATTGTAACTGGTGTGCTTTTTAAAGCTAAAGGGGTTACGAATTTCTTCGTCCTGTGAAACGCAATTCACGGTCATCTCCGTACCTATAAATAGGGTGTATGGCTTATATGAATTGTGTCCATACGAATTACCAGTTCTCCACGTCCAGTCTCCCACTCCTTAGATGATGGTTTTCTAAACCAACATTCCAGTTTTTAAAATCATTACCAAGACTTCTCATTCTAATCATTAGTCCTCCAAGTATCTTATGGACGCATACATAATAATCGAAGAAGTTCCCTATGGGTTAAATGTTGTTTCCGGAAACATTGCATTGTTGCCCATCGCGGTAGAGCTTTGCTAGCATCTGCGCTTGGTAAAAGAAACACCCACCAAAGTGTGCATCAACTTACTAGTTGCCGTGTACTTTAGAAACTACTCATGTCAAGTGAGAGGCATGGCGGGTCTACTAAAATTAAAATGTCAAATATCAATTTCCGATTTTGGGTTCGACCGAGATTTCCCAGTCCCGTTGGCTCATCGGGAACCAACTATCTAATAAAGACTATATATTAATTTTGGAAAATGTCAATATAAATTATAAAGTATCTAGCTTTGAATCTCCAATTGCCCAATTATAAACCCAATCCTGAATATCAGAAAAATTTGGATTTGATTCATTAGTAACATCAAAAAGAAATTCAACATCATCGGAATCTTTCTTATATGCTTTAGCCGAATTTATTTCAACGCTTAATACTGAATCATCATAAAAACCGCTCTTCATTTTCTTTTCATAACTAACTTCGTATGAATAAGGTAATCCAGTTGGATCGTTAAATATCACAGTATCATCAACGTGAAAAACTTTACTATCATCATCACGATTATGATCATCGAATTCTTCTTTCAATATTTTTGAATATGCTTGTTCTAATAAAATATCATCTTTTTTTCTCATATTTAATTTACTTATCTTAATTTATTAACAATTCTTCAAACTCTTTTTCTAAATCATCTAACTCTTTATTTAATTCTCCTAATTCAATTAAAAGATGTTCACATTTTTTTGGATTTTTATGGTAAAGGTCCAAAATATTATCGGTCATATCTTTTAGATCATTTTGAATATCTCCAACCTCTGCTAATTCAGAGTAAAGATTCATCGAATAACTTTCATTCCTCCTGTTTCAAGATTTGTAACTCTATAAGTTGTTTTTGTATTAGGATAATATTTGCTGTATTTTGCATGATATACTTTAATTTCTTCCCTTGTTTTAAATGGAGAAAGCATTACTTCATACCAATTACCTTCATATTCTTTTCTTTCGAGTTTGTACATATTAGTCTTTATAGTTTCTGTTGATGAGTTTGAATCCCAATGGACGACGAGAAGAATAACTTCTTGGATAAGATGATGGTCTTATTACTATTCCCTCTCCTTCCAACCCACTTGGGTATTTTTGTTTGTCTGCTAATTCTTGTAATTTTTGCAGAGGATTTACCCAAAGTTTTATTTGTTCTTCCAAACTCAACTTACATACTAGCGGAACTACATCGCAATGTAAAGAATTTTCGCAAAATTCTTTCATCTCTTCGTATGTCATGTATTTTTTGTCTTGGTTAATTTGGAATACAAAAATCTTAACGTCTTCTAATTTAAGTTGATTTTTTTGGATTCCATTACCCGCTAATTCGCCTTGTATAACTCCCGTCCAGCCTTGAGGAATAGTAAGTTTTCTTGCCGCTTTCCAAAATGTATTGTTTTCCGTTTCTTTCTTGGAAAGATTTCTAGTGCAAACTTGGGTGAGTTCTCCATTCTCAACAATAAGTGTAATTGAGCTACCATCCAACTTTTGAGTTACTGTGATATGAGAATCGTGATTAAGAACCTTTTCAACTAGATTTGGATCATTCAATCCATTATCTTCATCAGTTTTTGAGATGATATTTGTGGGAAAATCTCCTAATGTTTCACCAGAAAGATTAGCAGGGATTTCTTTTATGTATTTTTGAATTCCAAGTATTTCTGTTACATCATCACCAACATCTAGAGATTCAAATTGTAAAGGAAATTCAATCATTGGAATAACCAATCCTGAACTATACTCACCACGTAGTTTTATGTTTTTAAGTCTAATAGGCTTATCTGGATTCTTTTGATCTACCAAAAATTCAGACCATTCGCAACGAGGAACAATAGTATCAATTGTAATAAAAACAACCTTATCCCCTTCTTTGTGGATTCCTTTTTTCACAACTGTTTGCCAACCAAGAACTTCTGCAATTTCTAATGAATCAGCATTAGGGTGAACTTTTATATTTTTTATGACTTCTATCGATGCAAGTTTCATAAAACAAATTTACTAACATTTTTAAAAATGTCAAATTTTTTTTACAAAGAAACATATTCTCCGTTATCATTAGTCCATATTATTTTTTTAAAATTATGGTATTTTAATAAATTTTCACACGATGAACAAGGTTTTGATAATGCCAAGTTTCCATTTTTATCATATCTCAAATTTACCAATATACATTTATTGGTATCTATATTTGTCATTCTTTTCAACTTCAAAATAGAATTCAATTCGGAACATATTTGTTTTTGATCGGAAACATTTAATCCATTCTCTTTACAAAATTTTGGATTTAATAAATTTATTGGATGAGTTTTTTTACAATTCATACCAATAGATATTATTTTTCTTTTGTATAAAATAAAAGAAAAATGACGACATCTGGTTTTAAAAGAATTCTCGTCTATTAGAGACTTTGCAATTTCTTCTAATCTATAAAACATATTACTACATAATTGTAGTAAAAAATATTATATATGTCAATAAAAATTATATCAAGATAAAGAATCTAATTTTTTAACCAAATTTGAATCTGTTACTTGTGTATATTGATAACCGCCCTTTTTGGGATCGGATACACCAGATCTTCTAAACCAACCATTATTATATTTTTGATAATAATCAAAATCATTAGGATCTCCTGTTACATCACTACCATCTATTTGTTTTGATGCTTTTCCACTTGGTTTGCTTGAAGTAGAAGTTGATTGTGTTACAACATTTGTAGACTTGGCTAAATTTCCAGTCAACATAGATTCAACATCATTATACAAAGATGTTGATACTTGTGCAGGAGTGATACCTTTAGAATTTAAACCTAATTTATTTAAATCATTTACAATATCAAGTGCTAGTTTTTCTATTTTTGTTTTTTGTGTTTTTAAGACGCTTGTTATTTTAGCAATATTCCCTGCTGCGGCTACTTCTCTTCTTTTTTCGGCTCCAATTTGTTGTAATCCACTTGATATATTTTTTGATAATGGACTAGCAAGTTTCCCCAATGCACTAGCGGCAGCACCAGCCAATCTTTTTTTAGGTTGCAATCCACCGATAAATCCAGCAGTTTTTGCGGCAGCACGATCAAGTATTCCTTCTTCCAATGGGTTTGGATGAATTATTTTATTGTATGCTTCATTTATTGCTATATCGTCTTTTCTCATATTATATATTTACAATCAATTTTTTATTTTTTGTATTTTTTTTATACAATTCTTATAAAATTTTTACTAACTTTTTCTACTGGGGAAGCATAACATCTTCTAATTAAATAATTTTCTTTTTCCTCTGATACAATTTGTATCAATTCTCCCTCTTTTATTCCACTATTTGTATTTTTTATCGTTATACCTTGTCGATGAGATAATTTGTTCATTTTTTTCTTTCCAAGTATATTACTCTATCATTCAATGAATCGATTTGTTTTTGGTATGATGCTGTTAAAGTATTAAATGTTTTAAGTTGTTCGTTAAAAATTGTTTGTTGATTTATTATAGTTTCTAATTTTGTTTGTGTCATTTCAAATCTACTTTTCATCAATTCATCCTGCTGTCTATCGAAAGCTATTTGTTTTTCTACATATGTGCTAAATTTATCTTGGCGAACATAGTTTGTAGATAACCACATTGTATAATATCCCATTGATAAAAAAGCAATTAGTGTCAAAAGCGGTTTTAATATTAAGTTTATAAATGCTCTATGTTTAGTTTCAAAATCATTAAATTTATCCATCGAGTTTATCATTTGTTGTTATAAAATATTTACCTCTGAAAAATTGTATTTGACATTGTTTTTTTATATAGTAATCTGAAGTAGATGAGCATTAATACAAACTCAAAACAAACAAAACAAGAACAAGTATTGTCCCTACACAAAAAGGGGAAATCTAACACCGAAATCTCAGAAATTTTAGGTGTACCAAGGTCAACCGTTTTCGATTGGATTACTGGCAGAAAGCGAACCACCAAAGTAAAGACTACTATAATCGAAGAAGAATCTTCTTATGATGAGAATGACAATCGAGTTGATATTATCACCGAACAAGAATCTGAACAACAAGATTCATTTCCTTTCATTTCTAATTTTTCTAAATATGATGAGCAAAAAATCAAAGAAATTTTGATGAATATCAAAGCTGTTCAATATCCAGCACCACCAAGACCAAGAACATATTTTGAACCAAATAAAATAGCTCTTGTTATTGGCGACACCCATTTTGGTGTAGAGTGCTGGAATACTCTAGATATTTTCCTACAAGTTGTAGATGAGCTTAAACCACAAAAGGTTATTCTAAATGGTGATACTGTTGATATGTTATCGATCAGTCGTTATTCAAAAGATCCACGTCATACGCATACTTTGAACGATGAGATTTTGGCATATCATAAATTTCTAAAGCTTTTACACGATATTACAGAACCATATCAAACAGAAATTTTGGAAACTAATGGAAACCATTCTGGAAATGGCGTAGAAGGTCGATGGTGGCGTTATATCTCTTCTAGTGACGATATTAAACAACTCTTGTGTATTCCTACTATTGCGAACAATCTTTCATATTCGAAAGTATTCCATCCACATGAAAGTTGGTCACGAATTAAATTGATTGAATCCAACGAAGACGAAGAATCTATTGTTGAACTTCCAGATGATTTGTTTGTTCTTCACGGTGATGTTGTGAGAAAAAATGGAGGGTTTTCTGCGAGAGGAACTTTCGAAAAACGCTATGCATCAACTATTACTAATCATACGCATCGGATAGGTTCCACTTGCCAAAGAATTCCTCGTATTGGATCTAGACCAGATCAAATTATTAAGAATTATGAAAATGGTTGTGCTTGTAAGTTGAATCCTACTTATGTTTCTGGTGCAAATTGGCAAAATGGTTTTTCTATTGTTAATTACACCGAAGATGTAACTGGGGTGGAAACAGTTGTTGTTCATAATAAGAGAGCAACAGTTTGTTCTTTGAACAAGACTATTAGAGTTAGTTAATTTTTACAAAAATGTCTAAAAAATTGCGAAGAAATTATAACTTCTTCGCAATTTTTTTATACATATAAATTAACCATTCCCAAAATCTAACTAACCAATTTTTCTTTTTTGTTTTTTTATCTATTTTTTGCATTAACTTTTCAACTTCTTCATTTATAGTATCCCTATAAGATCTGTTTGAAGAATAACGCATAGATATATTATTTATCTTTATACTTTACATTAAGAGGTATGCTTTTTCTTTTAAACAAATTAAATTTTTGTTTTGGTTCCTCTTCTTTATTTTCTTCGGTTGGTTCTTCTTCTTTTTTGTTTTTTCTATTCACTATATTATTATAAGCAAGAACTAAAGACACTGCTAGTGGATCAAAAACTAAAACTATTATAATAGTAAACCATTTAACTATTGTTTGAATATCTAAATTGAAAAGATTAGAAACGAATTTTAAAGTTCCTATGTCAGTTGATTTAGATTCTTCTGCTTTTAGTCCCAACAAATCGGTTTCTATGTTGTTTATTTCTAAAAAATAATTTTTATTTTTTTCTTGTAATTCATTTAATTCCGAATTTGCTTTTTCTATTGCGGCATATGCTTGTTCTCTTGGTAATTTATAGTTCCCCGCCTCTTTTACTCTTTGTTCTTGAGAGATTCTTATATCGTTTAAAACATCTATTCTTTTTTTGTTTACATCGATTTGTTCTGTAATTGATGTTTTTTTAGTTTCCAGCATTTGTTTTTTAGAATCTACCATTTCAATTTTCACATGACTTTCTTGATATGCTGATGTTAAGAAACCAAATATTCCAAGAGATGTTATTGTCATTAAAGATATTACAGCAATTATCAAATAAGTTTTTAATAAGAAATTAGTCTCTTTCCAATAACGATGCAAGTAACTTGCAGCAACTAATTTACCAAATTCTAAACCACCTGCCATTATACATACTGCTATAAATTGACCAGCATATAAAGTAGCAAGACCTTGTACCGAAAAGAATGCAGCACATCCAGCAACAACTAAAGCAGCAAATCCTACAATATATTTAAACATATATTATATTTAGTTTTTTTATTGTATCAACGACTGATTTCTTCCCAATCCATAGAAGCAAACATACTAGATCCATTTACGGTATCTGTTGCAGCAACCAAGGTTAATTCAAAAGGAGTTTTTGTTAAATTGTTTCGTTCTAATTGAAACTTAAACAAAGCTTCTTTAAGAATATCCAAATTTGGTGATGCTTGATTGGAAGCATTTAAAAATCCACTTGCTAAAATTCTTCCACCTGTATAACTAGTTCCGGTTATATTATAATTAACTGCGCTATCATTACCAGCACTAATCCAATTTCCTCCTGTTGTGACTCCGCTTGCTCTAATCTGCCAGTTATAGTTTATGCCATTTCCTTGTCCAAGTATTGATAAAGCGGTTAAAATAACAATTCCATCTAATCTATCTGGAGAATCTTTTAATTTAATTGTGATAATTGGATAAAAAGTACCAGCTACAGAAAACGTTCTTGGTGCAGTTATTGGAATCGATACTGCTTGTTGTAAACCTCTTAATTCATAACCACCTTCAGAAATAACAGTAGAACATATTTGTTTTAAAGTTTTAGTTCCACCTGTTGTAGCTGCTTTATTAATAATCTCATATCTTAAAGGTAAAGAAGCGGTAGTAATATAAGTTGAATCTATAATATTAGCATGATGGAATGAGTGGCAAACAATAAACTGTCCGTTAATACAAAAACCAACTCTTACAGTTCCTACTCCTAACCATTCAATATCCACCCAAAGAATTTGAGCTTTGGTTATATCTAAAACTAGACCAGAAGAACCAGTTCCATCTAGCTTATCTCCATTCCAATTAGATCGAGAAACTACACTATCTACAATAGAACCAGATACAATTGATCTTTTAACTATACTAATATTGCCATCATCTAGCTGAAAGTATATTCCATTCTGATCTCCAAAATATCCTACTCTCTGTCTTAAATTGGTAGCAGAAGACGCCATGACAAATGTATTCATGACAAGCAAGGACTTGCCGGGTTGATAGGAAAATACCTTTGTCGTTTCTCTTATCGCACTTGCTCCTGCCGTATTAGTAACATTTAAATCCATTAATCCCTGCGATGCATTGAATGAAACCGAACCTCCATTTGCGGATAGAGTAGACCACAAATTATTATCCCTGTAACGATGTGAAGAATCGAACAATGTCATAGGGGAAGACACTCTCATTCTACCAAATGCATCCAGCTGAGTTGGTTGTGGTAATGTAGTAACTTGAGTAACAGGATTTAAAACACTGATTGAAGTTACTGGATTTAAAACAGTTACAGATCCAGATATTGGAAATGTATTAGATGCCTTTACTGTAACAATATTTGTTATGTCTACAGAAGATATAGGATTAGTATTATAAACTTTAAGTGCGCTTAAAGGTGCATATACCGATGCAAAATTTCCCAATCTATCACCAATAGTTACATCATCTTCGGTAGATTCTAGATCTTGACTTATAACTCTTAATGCCCCTAAACCTATTCCAACTGGAACTACATCTGCTTGTAAACCACTATCAGGATCTTGTATATGAACAGATCCTATATCTAAATTACCAGCGGATAAACTAATTTTAATATCATCGAAATTAGTTATATAAGAAGCTTGTGCAAAAAGTTCTCTTTCCGCATTATTTTCTACATGAATCCAAGAATTATTGTAACCTATGTTACAATTTAAAGGAACGGCTGAAACATCATTTTTTAAAGCGTATGGCATTACCCATATACTTACAAAAAATTATTCTTTAATTCCCACCACAAGTTCTTTCCAAGAAATAAAATTTTCTAAATATTCTGGTTTATCCCAACCAAAAAACCAAAATTTTTCTTTTCTGTATTGTGCTATTTCAAAAAGATTTTTTCCGTCTTTATCTGTTTCTTTTGTTTCTACTAAATATAGAAATTCTTCTTTTGGTATTGGGTTATCAATTCTTAGTGCCATATTTTTCTATTATATACAATTCATAAACATTATCAATAGAGTTTATTACCTTTGCAAAAAATTTTTCATTGTTATATGAAAATTTTATATTGTCTCCAACATATATATCACATTCGGAGTTAGAATTATTGGTATCTATGTAATATTTAGAACCCTCTTTAAAAACAAGTTTATCGAATATCATTTTATTTTAAATTTTTTAAAGAAAAAATACATAATTGAATTATATACAAGTACTCCCAGTGTTAGACATAAAAAATAATTTAAAAGCAAAAAATTAAAAATTGAAAATGTGGTTATCAAACATAAGAAAAAAGTAGACATTAATGATAATAAAAATATAAAAAGTAATATTAGTATATATTTCATTTCATTATAGTAAATATTTTATATAATTATCCTAGTACATACAAAAATGAACAAATTAAATTCTGATATATGGAAAAGCAGTAGAAAAATAGATAAACAAATAAAAGAAAAATTATTGAATGTTGCTAAAATTTTTTTAAAAAATATAGAAACTCCTATTGAAATAAAAAATATATTTTTAACAGGTTCTTTGGCATCGTATGTTTGGAACAATTTGAGTGATTTGGATTTGCATATAATAGTAGATGTTTTAGATGAAAACTGCCTAGACACGGTTTCTGATTATTTTGATAGTAAAAGTAAATTGTTTAACAAAGAACATGATATTTTTATAAAAGGTTATAAAGTAGAGGTAAACATCAGAACAAAAGAAAAAGAATTAAAGGGAAAAGCTATTTATGATTTATTAAAAGATGAATGGCATATAAAACCAATAAAACCAAAAAGAACCATGCAAGATCATGATGTTTTAACTTTGGTTTCCAGATTACAATATGAAATAGAAGATTCCACAACAAATAAAATAGATTTGGATGTTATAAAAAATTTAAGAAAAAAAATAAAACAGATGAGAATAGATGGTTTAAAAGAAGAAGGAGAGTATTCTATAGGAAATCTTGTTTTTAAGAGTTTAAGAAACAGTGGTCATATACAAAAATTAATAGATTCCAGTAAAGAATTGCAGGATGATATCCTATCACTAGAAAGTTTTAGATATTATTTGTACAAATAAATCTTTTTTCCGTTTTTATTTTTCACTTCTTTTTTATCGTTTTCTTTTTTCCAAAGAATATCATCGAAGTTTTTATTAAAAATTTTTTTATTTACTGGTCTTGGTTTATCACCTTTTCCTGCGCTCATATAAAAAATTATAATATAATGTTTTTAAAAAATCAATATATTTTTAATGTATTAATAAAAATGTAAATCTAACATCTCTTCTTTGGGCGGGTGAATCTGTATCACCAGATGGCATAGTTATGGTATCAAATTCTAATGGTTCACCTTCGGTCTTTGGAAGTTCGTCCGTAAATTTCATTCTATCTACGCTTAATTTTCCTCTCAAATCAGCATATTTTGAATTTGGATGTGTGTTATAAAAATCAACTATTGCTTTTCTTAAACCTTCTCTTGCTTCTGGACTAGCAAATTTGGTTATACCAGTTTTTTCATCTTTTTCAAAACGTCCTGTTCTTGTTGGAACCAAAAATTGTTTAAATACATCTTTAGGTACAGTTATTTGAGTTTTTGTTTTAGACATATCACCAACTTCATCTCTTTCTTTTTTAGTAGCACCACTACTAAATGTCATTGTCATTCCTTTTTCCTTACCCAATTTAACATATTTTCCAATTTTAGTATATATATAAGAATTTACATTGTAACCTTTTGCTTTTAATTGTTTTGTTACATTATCTGCAATATTAAAATAAACCTCACTGAAAAGATCACCCGCATCGTTCCAACGAATTTTCAATTCTTTATTATCTTGTTGAGCCTCAAAAGCATATCTTTCTGCTTCCATAAATGCTTGTTTTTCATATGTATCTGGGTCACTCATTAACCATTGCAAACGATTAATTAACTTTATATTTTTACCATCATTCATTATGTAAAACCCTTGGAGTGCATAACAATTAGCTATACAATCTTGAGCACCTGGACAGGTATTCATAACATAAAAATTTTTATTTTCTTCATCCCAAATGACTGCTCTCAATGCAGGTATTCCGGTATTGATAGTCATTTTATCTTCGTCCGTACTATGTAAAGATTTTTCTCCTTTATCAAATATAGTTTTTGGTCTTTGTGTTATTTGCTTTTTAAATTGTTCTATATTAGCCCTACCTTCTTCATTGGTTGGTATATTTCCTCTACTAACTCTAGCAAAATTTGCATCTGCTGATGGTCTATCTTTTGTTATTTTCAAACGATCCAATTCTGCGTTTAACGCATCAGCAACAGATTCTGGAGTATAACAAACTTTTTTAACATCACTAAAACGATCCCAATTTACTTCTAAAACTAATTTTTTATTAAGATTGTTATTTTTTGATATACCATCATATAATTGCTCCAATAATATTTGATCTTTACTTCTCATATTTTTTTATATTTATTTTTTTAAATTTAAAATGTCGGTTAATTTTTTATTTAATTTCATAGAATTTGAAACACTTAAATGAATTAAAATACCACCAAATGAAAATCGAATAATTGTATCTTCTAAAACTTCACCAGTTTCATCCAAAACTTCTTCAATAGAAAAAGAAGTTGTGACGAAACCTTCTCCCTTTTTTCTTCTTTTTCGGGTTTCTTCAGACTTTAATCTTTTGTTCCAATTTGTTTTTTTAGGCGACATAATTTAATATCATATATACTTATTTCCGTTTGATATTAAATTAATTAACCTTATAGAAGTCTTCCCAAACCGACTCACTAAGACCGAAATCAATTAATACTACTGTTGGTACACCTTCTCTAAGAACTTCACCATAGGAATTTACCCTCCCGAAGTCACCCGGATACTTCATTCCAAAATTTATAATCATATCCGTGAGTGATGTTAAAAACTCATTGTCGTTTACTTTCTGGCTAAATTCATCATGTAATTCTTTTAATTGTTCTGGTTTTAAATATTTTCTTCTGGAACTATTATTCAATGTTTCCATTACACGAAGAATATCTTGAACTTCATTTAAACTCATTCCAGTTAATTGTTTAAATCTATTTGGTGTTAATTTTTTAGCCAATTCCATTTCAACCCAAAAGTGATCATCATTAGTATTAAAAATTTTAGCAACTATATCAGACATTCTTTGCAGTCCCCAATCAGATTCTATTGAATTTTGACCAATTCCCTTTTTATTCTTGGCTATCTTTAAAACTTTTTCTTCATCAACCTTATAAACAACTCTGGCACTACCAGAAGAGATTTTCTGCAATCTTTCATTTGCATATTTTAATTTACCATTATATGATTTAATGTTATTAAATTCATCAAAAGAAAAACTTACAGGATAAGCCATTTCTTTTATATATTGTTTAAAAGATTTCATATAGAAGTTTTTGGTTTATTTCTGTTATAAAAATAATAATATATTTGTATTATGGGAAACATCTCTCTCAATAATTCATCATGAACATTATCGTTTTCACTATCGGATGTATAACTCAAAATAAGTTTATTTGAAAGCATATTTATTTCATTTAATTTATCGGTTAAAACTGAATTATTTGAAACAGCATTGAAAAATTTTGATATATCGCTATTTTTATTATTCAATTCTTTTTTTATTTCTTCTTTATTAAGTTGATTGAAATATAATTTATCTTCAAATATATTCCCTAATGCATCAACTGGTATTTTAACATTTACGGTTGAATTAAAAAATATTTTACGACTTCTTATTTGTGAACTATATGATATACTCGTAAAAGTGTCAGGTATTGTTGCTCTTCTTAAAAATGCTTTAAATTTATCGGTTGTTTCTCTACTTTTATCGACAAATTCATTTTCTCTATCTTCTAATTGTTCATCTTCATTTCTATCCAAATTTGGGTATTCGGAATAATCCATGTTATATAAACCTTTTAGATAAACAAATCCACTTTTATTTTTTACTTTTGAATTGAAATTTTTAGTAGTCCAATCAGTAGCAAAGTTTTTAAATTTTTCTATTTTTGCGCCATATTTATTTGGTCCAACTGCATATGCCAACTCTTGTTCTTTATTAATCATCGGTCTTAATAAGATTCTAGATAATGGTTTTTTTAATGCTATCTTACCATTTTCTCTCAATTCAGATTTAGGAACCAAATATATTACAATAGAACCCTGTGAAACATCTGCTTTTAATTTACAGTTCATTTCTCCTCCTTCCAAATCCATACAAGATGTCCAACTTCTATCAGTGGATATTCCGTATATATCATAAGGATGACGAGAAACAACAACAACCATTTCGTTTGATGTCACATTTTTTATTGGATCTGCTTTATATAATTCCACTTCTTCGGTGGTTTTTACAGTTCCTCCCTTTTTTGTTATCAATTCTTTTTCTTGTCCAAATTCGGTTAATAACTTTCCAATCTTATATACATTTTTATCATTCTTTTTATAGCATATACCTGTTATATAATCGGAAATGTTTTTAATATAAAAATTATAATTCCCCAAAAATTCATTTATTTTATAAAATGTGCTGGTTGGATCATCTTTGAGTTTAGAATAATCCTTTTCTATATCAAAATCAAAATCATATATAAGTCTATCATTCTTACCAAAAACATCATTTATTTGTTTTTTTATATATGCCCCGCTTTTTTTTCGGGTCATTTTCTTTTCTTTAGCAATAGAAAGAGAAATAGCTTCTAGAAAATATTTTTTAAAACAAATCATTTTTTCTTTTTCTTTTTTGGTACACAATTAGGAACCATCTTTTTTCCCTTTTTCTTCATTCCAACTTGTTTGTAGTTTTTCCAACATGCTTCGGTAAAAAATTTTTTAAATGTTTTCATAATATTTATTTATTCTAAATTATTCAGAACTCCATATACTATGATAATCTTCGCTGTACTCGTCATCAAAATATATATTTGACATTTTGTTTTCTATAGCCAAATTTTTTAATTCTCTTACTTGTTTTTGATTAGGTTTCATCTTATTATTATGACAATATAATTCGCTTCCAATATATGTCAATCTCATCCAACCTTTTATAAAAAGTAAATCATATACCTGATTTGCAAACATCATATCTTTTGTCGGCATATTGTATCTATCGTGTAAAATTTTTTTGCCAGATGCAAAATGACCCTCTCCTTTATTTGAAAATATTTCCCCTGATGGATTCATCCATGCATACAAAGAACCAGATTCATTTAGAATATCTAAATAAAGATTTTCCAGTAGTATTTGATCTTTGTTTTTCATATTAGAATTCTCTCATATTCCCTTCTTCATCAAAAATATTTTCATAATCCAAATACATACCTCCTATATGAAATGAGCTTGGAAGTATATTATGTTCTTCATTTTTTTTCCAATTATATCCACCCCCCGTTTCGTAAGCATGGGGAGGAAGACCAATTTCAATTACTTCTTTTATTTTATGATTAACAACATAAAAATCCGTATGACATTCATATTCCTTATACATTGTAAATGATTCCCAATCAATCAAATCGCTTGGTCTTAATTGATCATATTTGGATGCCATTGCATCTGCAACTCGATCACATATTCCCCCATAACCATATTCGTGTGAATATCCCTCCTCATCCTGTTCCCAATTATTATATACTTCTTCTGCCGCATCTGCAAGTTGAGGGAGAATTGATTTTAAAAAATTATTTATTCTTTTATAACTTTCTTCTGCCATTTTATCGTCATCCTCAGATTCAGAATACATTTCAGAATATAATTTTTCCAATAATATTTGGTCTTTGTTTCTCATTTTAATTTTGCTTTTTTTAGTTTTGTATAATACTTAGGATTTTCTGCGAGATGATCCATTGCAATTCTTTTGGCTTTTTTCATGTTTACTCCATGTTCTGTTTCAACTTTCTTCCCCATCTTTATTTGTTTCTTAATAGTGGAAACTGGAACCTTGTCTTTCTTTGCAATATCTTCCACATCCATTCCAGCAGACATTCTTTTATATTTTTCTAAAAAGTATTGTTCAAAATTCATTTCCATCTGACCACCAATGTTATCATAAAGAAACTTTCTTACTAAATTTTTATCATAAGGAGAAAAAATAAAATTTGAATCTAGTTCTAGATCATTTTTCACGATATATTTTATCTTTGGTATGATAATACTTTTTATAAATGAAAATTCATCATTTGTAATTTCATTGTCTTTATTAGACTTAATAATTTTTTCAAATTTATCTTTATCATCTTCATCTAGATTTCTAGTTATGTCAAAATTCCAAATCGAAACCACTGATATTTTTTTATTACCATCTTTAGGATAAAGATCTAATGACGCATGCGAAATATCTTCTTTTTTAAACCTATTTAAAATATCAAGAATATCTTCTTCTTTAAAAGAAACATCATTAAAATTTAACTTTTTCGCACTTTCAACATTTGGTATTAATATTGAATCGCAAAATTTTTTAAATTTATCAATCAATTCATTATATTTTGAAACTAACAAATCCAAAGATGATTTTATTTTTTTATAATCGTATGAATTTTTTTCATCATATTCTAAATTTAATATTGCGTAAATTTTATCACTACTTCGGTCGCCAGTAATACTAAAAACATCTGGAATATCTAAATAATTAAAAAGAAAATATTTAAAAAAATCAATTGTATATTGAATATATGGATAATGTAGTTTTTCATCTTCGTTCAAATCTCTATGTCTCGTATATCCTAATGCAAAATAAGAATGGTTTAATATTTTTTGAAATTTTATTAATGGGTTTTCAAAAGAAGGAAATGTCACCGATGCATCATTGTCTAGATTATAATTAATCGTTAATTTATCTCCATATTCTTCTTTTATTCCAGAAAATAAACTTTCATATTCGTCACTTATCCATCCTTCTTTAGTTATTGCAAGTTTAAATTTTTTTATAAATTCTTCTCTATCAAAATTTTTATTTAAATTAAAAACATCTTCACATTTTCTATAAAACGCATCTAGTCCTTCGTCATTAAAACCAAACTGATTGTCTGAAGTTTTTGAATCACAATTTATGAAAAACGATTCACTATTTTCAGAAGTAGATATTTGTATCTCATCTGGATAAATATCAAACCGATTAAACATATTTATTAGGTGTTCTGCATCACTATAACTACCTTGATTTTCTTCTATAATAGATTTTATATTAGGAATATCTGAAAATTCATTATAATTTAATTTTAAACCAAAATCTTCATTTATATATACACCTTCATCATAATCATTTAAAAAAATAGAATAAATTGGAAATTCATATTCATTGAGTATTTTTTCAAATTGTGCAAATGAAACATTATTGTCAGATATTTTTTCTAATATATCTCGACTGTTTGGTATTTCTTCTGAATGTTGTCTAACATATTGTTCAAAATCTACGTTTGTAAAATCGTGTGTTGAATCATACTCGGTTTTAAAAATGAAACAATTTTTAGTTATCAATATATCCGCTATATATTTGTAATATTCTTGTTTTGGTTTTGAATTTTTTTTACCTTTACATTGATACCAAACACCATCATCTGGACTTATTGCCATAGTTATAAAAGGTTCTATGGTTTGTGTTTCTTTGAAATATTTTCTTAATGAATATAAAGTATCTGCTTTACCAGTACGTCCACAATGTCCCATAGCATCACTTTCTTCACAATTGTTTGTACTTTCCAAATCAACCCAATAAAAACCATCTTTATATTGTTTTATAATTTTATTTTTTTCATTACCTTCCAAAGTATTAGTTTGTAAGTTTTCATGATACTTTGTTTGCGCTTCAACTGCTTGATCCCAATTAAATTGTTTTAAATTTATATTGGGTACATTTCTAACCCAATCCATAATACCAGTCATATTTGTTTCCAAGTTCGTACGAATCCAATTTATTTTATTCGTTGATGTTTGGAATCCTTTCATGTTTTTAATTTTATCCGCAAACCAAAGTGAATATTTGTCATTAAAATTATGAAGATAATCAGCAATATCTTGGGGTATACCAAAAGATAACATCTTTTGTCGATGGTCTTTTTCTAAAAGTAAATTATTATATATAGATTCAAGTAATATTTGGTCTTTGTCACGCATTATATTATTTATTTGATATATCTGTCCAATATGACATTCTATCTTCTTTAGTTGCTGATTTTCCGGCTTTTTGATATCTTTCTTCTTGTTGAAGAATACCAGAAACATCCAACATTCTACTATGAGTACTTTTTTCTGAAGGAGTTTCAACCGCAGATATAAACTTTAAGTTTGGATTTATTTTTTTATTAAAATCATAGAAATTTTTAATAACATTACCTAATATTCCTATACACTCATTAAATGCTTTCTGATCAAAAGGATAAGCAAGACTAGATTGTTTACCCATTTGATTTAACCAGAATTTTGTTGGAACTTGACCTTGGCTAGTAAAAAGACCCGGATTGTCATAAAGAGGGAAATCATTCCAATGATCCTCTGGAACAATCCCCAGAGGTTCCGATATAGTAACCCAATATATTTTACTATTCTGTCCTCTTAACATATTATAACACTGATAATCTTTAGATTTTGTTGTTTCTCCCCATCTTTTACTAGCAGCACATGAAACAAATATAACTTTGTCTTTCCCTTCTGGTATTTTAAATTTTTGAACCATAGAAAACCAATCTGTTATAATTGGATTGTTTAAAAGTTTTAATGTTTCGCCCGGTGTATAAGCACACAAATTCGGATTAGTTTGTGGAGTTTCTTTAAGTCTAGTTCTTAAATGAAAATCTCTTATAACTATCCAATCATCTTCACTCATATAATTTTTAGCCGACTTTCCACCTTTGGCTGTTCCGAGTTGTGATCTTTCAACATCAGAAAGTTTAGCTAAAATATTTTTTTTCTCTTCTTCACTAAAATCCCCAATAGATCGTAGAGGCACTTGTGCTTTCTCACTTAAAAGAATGCTTTCGTAAATATTTTCTAATAATATTTGGTCTTTGTTTTTCATTCTATTATTTTAATATTTATGCTTGACGAGAAAGTTTTCATGGATTAATCTGGACGTATGAATATCTTCATTCTTGATAAAGACCCAATTAAAGCTGCTCAACAAAATTGTGATAAACACGTTATAAAAATGGTTGTTGAACTATACCAGCAAATGGGGAGTGCTGTTATCAGACATGGCGCATTACCAGAAGATATGCCTCTAACCGCAAAAGGAACACCATTAAAGGGTGGACATAAAAATCATCCATGTACTCGTTGGGTGGGAGATACAAAATCTAATTATGAATGGGCGGCTATACATGCATTAGAACTATGCAATCAATATACATATAGATATGGTAAAATTCATAGTTGCCAAAAAGGAATTGAACATCTTTGTAAAATGATAGATCTCATTCCAGAAGGAGAATTAACACCCCATGCCCTTGCAATGCCAGAAGAATACAAAGACGCTGATCCAGTCAAGGCATATCGAACCTATTATATCAAGGACAAAAAAGAATTTTCCAAGTGGAAAATGGGAAATACTCCCGATTGGTTTATTGTTTAAATTTATCTGTCAAACTTAGTAAGAAATTGTTTATTATAGATAAAAGTTTAAAATATCTATCGAATTGTTCTTCTGCAAATATATCCATTTCGGTTAACTCTAATGAAACCCCAATCCATTCGTTACCAGTACCTATTCTCTCAATTTCGTCAGGTTCTGCTCGTTCGTCACCAGAAGCATAAACATCAAACATTAAACCGTTTATATTTTTTTCATTAATAAAATTACTAATTGTGCTTTTGATATCATCAATCTGTGATTCTAATGACATATCTATGTTTATTTTTACATCCGATAAAAATTCTACAGAAGGAAACATAATTATCATTTTTTCATTTTCTACATTGTAATCAAGACTAGATGTAAATTGAGCGGTTTTTAAATTGCTCATTCTTTCTTTTGCTTCATCACTAAACCAATGAAATTTCATTTCTTCTGGATCAACACCATCGAGTGGTTCATTACCTTGATTATCAGGAAAATAACCATGGCGATCACCACCATCAATATTTTCTTTTAAAATTTTCAATGTATATAAATTCTCCAATATAATTTGATCTTTGTTTCTCATAGTTTATATATATTTATACTTATTGTGTGTAAATATATAAAATGAAGAACAAAGATACTTTGATGCTGGCAGAAGCATATTCCAATATTTTAAAAGAAGAAATTGCAGATTTTAACAATAATGGTCCAACATGGGACATGAATATGAGTCAAGAAAGAACTAGAACAAAAAGAATAGATTCCGATGAAGAAGACAGGGAAGAAGAGAATGATAAGTTTTCACAATTGGAAATAGGATTGGGAAGACCAAATCCATCGGTAGAACAGGGAGATTTATTGCAGGGATTATCAGAGAATGATGCCAGAGAACTATTAAACCATCTAAATCAAAAGGGAGAAGAAAACGAAGAGAATTGGGTATTAAAGGATAATCTTATTCTACAACTTTTTGATCTTTTGAGAAACCCAAATATTTAAATTTTTTTATAACACACTTACCTCTTAGAAGTAAATATTAAATATGCAAAACACCGATCAAAAAAATTTACAAAACATATATATCAATCTATATGAAAATTTTGAACAAAACGATAGTAACATTATAAATGATATTGTTTCTTTTTTTGGAGAAGAAAATGGAATACCTGAATATATAGGAAAAACTTTTATTGCTATAATACAAAATAACGGAATAGAAAATATAAATGATACCTATGAATATGTGAATAGTTTTATTAAAAAGCTAGGTATGTTTAAAGCAGGAATTGATGTTGTTAGAGATAACACTTTAAATGCCTGTATCAAAACGAAAGAATATATACAAAGATTACAAAATTCTTAAAAAATATATTGACGAGTTAGGGTGTTTCGGTTACTATGGTATGTATGAACTACCTCAAAATAGAAAAAAATAAAAATAACGTAATCAACGGAAAACTCACAAACGATAAGGGTTCTTTGAATATTCCCATTACCTTAATTGGAAGTGGAATCTTGAATATTTCAAAAGACAAAGAATTGAATTTGGATCCAGAAAAAATAAACGTATTCAAAAATAATAAATTTGAATATAGTATGAAAAACATCAAATTGAGCAATTTCTTCGGAAAGAGTGTTATTGAAGGTGTTAATGATAGTGATTCCTTTTCTGCGGTAATCGTTGATACGAGTGAAATTAAAAATATGTGGACTAATGATTATAATGGAATTTGGAATATTGATGTTTAAATTTCAATGTATTTATAAGTTTTAACACTTTCAGAAAAACTCTTAATGTATTCTTGATAAAGATCCATTAAGAGTTTTTCGTTTTTATCAAAACCAAGTCTTTCTAATAAATTCATAACAAAATTTTCTATATTTTTGGGATCATTATTGTTTCGATAATTATATTCCAATGCATATGCTTCCAATTCTGCGGGGTGCATAAAATATTCTTTAAATTGTTTCTTCCAGTATTCTATAGTTTTTTCTCCACCTAATGTTAATGTTGGAGGTATCAATTGTTTATCTTCGTATATTTGTCTGACATGTACCATTTCATGAAATAGAACATATTTTATTTCATTTCTAAATTCGTCTATGTTTTTTACAATGTCATTTATTGTTATTATAATCCTTACAAGTGATTGTTGATTATTATAAAAAGCACCTAGGTTGAAATTTTGATTTAATTTTGGATCAACTTGAATATAAACTTCTATTTTTTGAAGATCAAATGGAATATCGGGAATCTTATTTAAAAAATTATTATTTATAAAATTGTTTAAATCATTTTGTATCTTTGATTTATATTGTCTATATTTAACAGAATCTTCAAAATTTTTTACGAGCAAGTCTATCTCTTTTGATTTACTAAAAAGTCCCGATTTATTCATACCCTTTTCTAAAAGAATATAGAAATCATCTAGAAAACTTTTTTTTACAGATTCAGATAAAACATATCTTTGATAAAGATTCTCCAATAATATTTGATCTTTGCTTCGCATTTGATATACTTATAAAGAACTTATGGAACAACTAGAATTTTTTGAGAAGTAATACAAAAATTAAAGATCTAATAGACTTTAAAATACTTTTGGAAAAAAAGAAAGAGGATTAGGGATGGGGGGGTATATATGGGATACCCCCTTATATGGCTTACCCCCTATATAGGGAGTACCCCCCCCCTTATATAGGTAGGGGGGGGG